AAAACTACAAGACTTTAGATATTTCTTAATCGTTACTTGGAGACATCTAAACCTACCAGACCCTACACCAGTTCAGTTAGACATAGCTGAATATCTACAATATGGTGCTAGACGTAAGATCATACAAGGATTCAGAGGTGTAGGTAAAAGTTGGATTACTTCTACATACGTTGTGTGGAGACTTCGTATGAATCCACAGCTTAAATTCTTAGTTGTCTCAGCCAGTAAAGACAGAGCAGATAATTTTACTACCTTCACTATGCGTCTTATCAATGAGATGCCTATACTTGCTCCATTGATCCCCAGAGATGACCAGAGGAACAGTAAGGTAAGTTTTGATGTAAGACCAGCACAAGCCGATCATGCACCCTCCTGTTCGTCCAGAGGGGTCTTAGGGCAGATGTCTGGTGCTAGGGCTGATGAAGTTATTGCTGATGACGTAGAAGTTCCCAATAATTCCTTTACTCAACCTATGAGAGACAAGCTATCGGAAGCTGTAAAAGAATTTGAAGCAATACTAAAACCAAATGGCAAAATCACCTTCCTTGGTACACCACAGGTAGAAAATTCTGTATATCTAACCTTAGAAGAACGTGGATATGAAACTAGAATCTGGACTGCACGTTATCCAGAACTAAAAAACAACTACGGAGATAGACTTGCTCCCAAGATCCAGAAAGAACTCCTAGAAGGTCTTGTAAAACCACAAGATCCTGTAGATCCTATAAGGTTCTCTGCACAGGATCTAATGGAACGTGAAGCTTCCTATGGTCGTTCTGGGTTTAATCTACAATTCCAACTGGACACCACCCTTTCAGACCAAGATAGATACCCATTAAAAATAAACGACCTAGTAATTGCTTCCATCAATAAAGAATTTGCACCAGAAAAAGTTATTTGGTCTAACAATCCAGAATATGTAATACAAGATTTACCCTGCGTTGGCTTCAATGGTGACAGATTTCATAGACCTGCTCAAGAATTTGGTGACTTTATTGAATACACAGGGTCAGTTATGTTTGTTGACCCATCAGGAAAAGGCAAGGATCAGACCGCTATAAGCTGCGTTAAGATGCTTAACGGTAATTTATATGTAACTGAGTGTTTAGGCCTGTCTGGGGGCTATACAGACCCCGTTCTGCTTAAAATATCTAGACTAGCTAAAGAAAATAATATTAATACTATCCTTATTGAACAAAACTTCGGAGGAGGAATGTTCGCTGAACTACTTAAACCTTTCATATCTCGAATACACCCCTGCCAAATTGAAGACATAAGAAACAACAAGACCAAAGAATTACGAATAATAGACACCCTCGAACCTGTTATGAACTCTCACCGTCTAATTATCGACCGCAAAGTGATAGAAAAAGACTTCCGTTCCAACCCTCAAGAAACTCCAGAGCGTAGATTAAAACTTCAACTTGTCTATCAACTATCACGTATCTCTCGTCACAGAGGTTCTCTAGTCCACGATGACCTCGTTGACTCTCTTGCAGGTGCAGTAGCCTACTGGACTGATTACATGGCCCAAAACGAAGATCTAAACATGGCTAGAAGGCAAGATGAACTCCTTTCAATACACACAGATAACTGGTCCTCTCTACTAAACAACACCATCTCTCAAACTGCTATGGGTATGACCCCTCAACAAATTAAAAATAGTAACCCCCAAAACCAAGGCTTCATAAGCGATCTCTATTAGGGACCACTATAGGAGAGAGTTAAGGTACGTGCTCCCTCCCTCTAATAAGTGTTACCTAAGATTACACTAAGTATCTACTAAGGGGGATCCTAAGGATTTATAAAGATCCTTCTGCCTACCTGCCTTCCTTCCTTACCAAATAGTTTTACTACAAAAATTTGAAGGGGTTATACGTATATAGAAAGTAAATTTTACCCCTAGCCTGTCGCAAAAATATAAAAATAATAGTCTAATCCTAGTAAAACCATTGATATAACTAGTGTTTCATAATATATCTTATATTATTCTTAGTGTATCTAGTCTTATTTTTTTATTTGGATGTATTTATTTTCATATTATCGCTGGGAGGGTATAATATAACAAAGTGTTAAGAAGTAATTACTAAGTGATACCAAGGGATCAAGGGAAATTAATAAACAAATAATTGACAAATACCAGAATATGTTGGTATATTAAAAACAAGTTAGTAAACCAGCTAACTAATTACAAGGAGCCACATTATGAAAACTAAAGTTACAAGTATTGAATACTGGGAATACTTTTGGGAACAATTTGACATGGAATATTACTCTTGTATGGGCTATGCAGATTACGACATAGTTTATCAACGAACTAAAGAAGACGTTGACAAACAAATAGTAATCGCTTCTTGACTCTCTCTTAGAGGGTCTTAAGACTCTCTAAAAGGGACTCTAAAAAAGTCTCTTAACAGTACAAATCAATCAACCAAAAACCAATGACATTTACTTCAAAAAAACCAAGAGTAAAGGTAGAAGAAGAAATCCTTAAAGATGTTATTAATGCTTTAGAGAATAGAACTTCAGATATAAGTCCTTGGCGTAAGCCTTGGAAGCCTGACAATCAGGGCATACATCAAAACTTTTTAACTGGTCATCATTACACAGGATCTAATCCAATTATCTTAGAGCTCTATATGTGGTCTAAAGGTCAAGACTTACCATTGTGGATAGGTTATGGCCAAGCCAAAGAGCAAGGGTGGGTAGTTAAAAAGGGTTCTAAAGCTGCAAGAATCTTAAGGCCGAATCCTTTTAAAATTGATCTTACTAATGAAGACGGATCACCAAAACTTGATAAAGAAGGGAATCAAGAATTTATTATGAAGGTTAGCTTTAAAGGGGCTACTGTCTTTAATGTCTCAGATATTGAAGGTAAAGACCAAAAGAGTCAGGATAAACTTGACGCAAAGTTAGCAGAATTTAAGAATCAAAGTATTAAATCTGCTAGACCTTTAGAGGATAGATGCAAGCAAGCCTTAGAACGTCTTATGACATACTCAAAAGGTTTAGAGGGTGGATTACATCATGCAGGGGACAGAGCCTTCTATAGAAGCTCTCAAGACCTTGTGAACATGCCTAGAAGGGAATCCTTCGAGAATGACGAAGCTTACCTTGCAACTATGGCTCATGAGTTCTCACACTCAACCGCACATAAAACAAGATTAGATTTACCAATAGGTAATACTTTTGGATCTAAGCCTTATTCTTTAGAGGAATTACGGGCGGAATTTGCAAGCATGTTAATTGCCAATAGGCTACAAATTAGCTGCGATACTCAAAACCACGTAGCGTATTTTGATTCTTGGATTAAGGCTCTTGATGGTAAAGCTTCTAACCTTATGAAAGTATTCTCTAATGCTGTTAAAGCTGCTGACCTTGTAGTAGGTGAGCAATAGTAAAGAATCTCTCTTATAGGCTCTTAGGAGCCTGTAAAAGAGACTCTCAACAAGTCTCTTATTATCAACCTTATTAGGAACCACCAATGGAACTAAACAAGATTAAAAAATTCACATCTAAGTTAGATGGCTCAACTTTTGATTATTTTATAGAAGATAATATTTTATCTTTTAAATATGACGGAACTGACTGGCAAGACTTCGTGCCTAACGATAAAAGAGCCTACAGCGAAGCAGAACATCAAGAAATGATGGATCTATTAGAGGGCAGGCTAGAGGGTACTTTAGAGGGTGAATTTATAGCAGGCTTTCACGATTAAATAAATTATTATGAATTATTTTGTATTTGATAGAGGCCTTTATTATTGTGAGCCTACAACTTTTCAAATCTTTGATAAAGATTATGAATTAAAACATAACTTTCCTAATGCTGCAATGGTTTATTCAACCATGAATGAAGCATTAAAAGAAATGAAAAGGTTAAATCATAAAGAACTTAGTTAAATCTTAGTCAACCTAATAAACTTACCTTTGGGCGTTTACTGGGTTGACTTTTTTAATGTCTTAAATTACACTAGATATAGTCATGTTTACCATGACTTACAACCAACTTACAAAAGGAGCCAAAACTTATTATGGGATTACATGTTTCAATCTATAGAGATATAGACAAGATAGACTGCACTAATGGAGGGGTATCTTCAAGAAATATAAAAGGGTTATGTCTTACAAATGTAAACGGACCTTTTGAACCTAATGAAGAATACCCTGCTGCTGAATTAGTAAAACAAACTTTTTATTTTGGGTCATCTGTCAAGATCATACCTAAAGAAGTAAAACATAAATCCACAATGATGGGAGGTAATTATGCTGCAACATCTGACAGTAGATTTAATCAAGCTATTAAGTCATTATTAGACCATGACTTTTATGGTGCTGTACCTATCCATGACAGGGTAGAAGCATGACCAAAAGAAAAACCTATCAAACTCTCTGGGAACTAGAGAGTATTTATCACCGAGCCTGTAGGATTACAGGCTCTTCTATTGATACTAATTTCTTACATAATAAAGATCCAAAAGAGTGTATATCTTTATTGAAAAGAAAGATAGTGTCTACTATTTTGGAGGTTTAACTGTGAACTTTATGGAAGAACTAGAGAAGGAAACTCAAGCTATGCTGAAGCAAATCAACATAAGAAAAATTGAGAAGACTAAGAAAGCAAAGGAACGGATAGGTGAACTAAAACAATTAATTAAATTTTGGGAGGAGGAAAAGAATTGAAGTGTCCTAAATGTGAGAGCCTAGAAAGTCAAGTGTTTGACAGTCGGGCTACTCTTTCCCAACGTGGTCACAAAATAGGCAAGCCAGTACCCACTTACAAAGAACAAAGAGAAGATTTTATTCCTTACATTTGG